TTTGTGCTTATCGTAAGCAAGTTCTACAAGTGATTTCATTAACCTAATTTCTCTTTAGTTGTTACAAAGTATTTTAAGGGGTCGTATATCTCTCCTACTACAAATGGCAGTCCTAATTCATTCACGCTAAAGCTAAAGGTTTCAAACGCATAGCCTCTTGACCTTTTACACTTAACTGTTATGTTGTCTTTGTGTACTGAGTTTAGTTCTAATTGTATTTGGGTTTCTGTCTTTTTTTCTAAAAACGAGCCTAAGTGTCCAGTAGGTTTTTCGCTTCCATAATTGCTATGTATTACAGTAACTATATGGCAGCTATATTTGGTACTCCACTCCATTAATTTTTGTACACACAAATTGCTTTCTTCTAAGTTGTTTACATCACTCACTAAATCGGCAATTCCGTCTATGATAACCAAACCATTTTTATCTCCGTTCTCTTTTAGTATGTGTTCTATAAACGCTATCCTTGTTTTGTAGTTTATAGTTCTTAGTGCAAAGGTTTGGTAGCATCCTACATCTTGCACATTAGCCATATCGATAACACGCTTAAAAACTCGTTGGCTATGCCAATGCCCCATTTCTGTATCAAAATGTAAAAGGCACTTACCATCTCTGTGTCCTCTAATGTTACCACCAAAGTTGTTACCACCGCTTAAATATACTGACGCTAATAGTGAGGCAAAAAAGGTTTTCTTACTTTTAGGTGGTGCTTGTACAAAAGAGAAATTGCCATAAGTTCCAATAGGTATAGGGAACGTAATATCTCCTTTTGTGGTTTGTATTGTTTTCTCTCCATAACTCAAAGCTGTTGGTGGGTACTCCATAACCTCGGTAGTGTCAATAGTACACTCCTCTTTTATAAGTTCCATTAGCATTTGTTGAGTTGTTTCTTGTTCGGTCATTTATTATATGTTTGTTTTTGTTTTAGTAAAGGTATAAAAAAAAGGGGGTTAAAAAACCCCCCTTTAATTAAAATGGTAAATCTGCTTTCTCAGTAGCTGTTACTGGTTCGGCTTGTGGCTCTCTTTCTGCCAGGACAATATTATTGTCAGTCCATAATACCTTTCCATTGCCTAAGTATTGGCGTTGCTTCTTAGCCTCTCTTTCTTCTTTTGATTGTGCCACATATACGCTCGTATTGTTTCCGTATCGTGTCTCATCATTTACAGCCATTGTTAGGTTAATATATACGTTTCCTTCCTTTCCCGCTACAAATTTCTCTTTGGGAAGCTTAGCGATATTCAAATTAAAGTTTATTAATGCACTCATAGTTTATTTATTTTAGTTTATTTATTTGTTTATTTATATTAATCATAAGGTTTTGTATTCTGTTTTGGGTTTCTTAAAACTCTCGCTTTCATCCTCGCCAAAAATACCATACTCATATAGGTTAAGCATTTTTAAAACACATCTTGATTGACTGCGTTTTTCTGCGAGTTCCATACAATACCAAGAATTAGTATTTCCATCTTTATAGTTCTCGCCTTTTAAGGCACTACCAAAGGTTTCTATTTTTTTATCTTTCTTAGTACCATAAGCTTTTATTACTGCAAAATTTGGATCACATCTAATAACTTCATAATTAATTGTAATATCAGATTGTGCCATTAATTTCTCTACCCCGCTTCTTGTTATGATGGTATAGTGTTGGTGCTTAAAAAAGTCCGATTTGTCTAAGTTATATTTTTCGTAAAGTTCTTTTAGTTTATCTCTATTCATTGTTCTGTGTTTAAGTGTTCTATTTCTATTATTTGTTCTAAGTATTTTACTCGTCTTTCTAAGGCTTCTATTCGTGCGTTTAGAAAATCTATTGTTTCTGTGCTTCTTGCTCGTTTAACGTCTTGGTAATGTGTCATCTTATAAATCTTTAAACATTACAAAAGGGTTATCTACACCTATAACAAATTTAATATCCAAAATAGTACTGTATCTAAGATTGTGTATAAAACTTTCTTCTTCTAAGTCGTTTGTAATAGATGCAATAATATCTGGATATTTAAGGTTTACTCTCCCAAGTTCTTCAGAGTATTGAGGCTTTAGCCTATTAAGTAAGGAAATCATTTTATATGTCATTGTCTTTGTTTTAAGTTTTCCCAAAGCTACAAAAAAAAAATTAATAAACAAAATGTAAACACTTAAGCAACAAAAAAACCACCCTTTAACAAGGTGGCTTAATTGGGCTGGTTAGCCATAAAACAAAAACATAGAATATTAAGCAAATATACTAAATACTTATTTAATTAGGTAATTTTTCAACTAAAGTTTTATAGTGATCTATAAGTTCTATAAGTTCAAAATCTAATTGTTTAATTGTTTGTCTTGACTTTTGTAGTAACTCGTCTGCTTTATCATATCCAAACTCTTTATTTAAGTTCTGTGCAAAAATATACTGCTGTCCGTAACGCATACAATTACAGCCATAGCATTGCGGTCTGCAATTATCTTCATTCCACCTAAGTATTCTTGATGCTCTACTAATAAAGTGTCCGTTCTGCATTCCTTGACCTTTCCAGTATGCTTTTTTGTTACAAGTAAAACATTTGACTATTCCGTCTTTGTTAGCATATTTTCTTCTTATATACTCACTAAACACAGTATCAAGTTTTTTTATAAGATTTTTACGAGATGGTTTTTTTGCCATAAGAATAGACCGCAGAAGTCATTATTTTATTATAACTGTTTTTGTTTCCCTTTCTTTATCTGTTTATGTTTCCCTAAATATATATATATTTAAGCATACCATAATTCTATAATAAAAAGTTCAAAGTTATTAATTAAATTTAAGAAAAAAAAATAGAATACTACTTTTTCCAGTTCTTAGTAATTTTCTCAGCAGAACGCATACCAAAATAACCACCATAAACAAGTAGTAATAAAGAAGAAAGTAAGTCAATCCAATTAGCGTCTATTTTAAAGCCTTGTAGTGAACTATCTAAAATTATGTATATAAATAGTGTAAGCGTTAAAAAGGCAAGTGTAAGGGGTCTTATATTGCGTGTAAGATAGCTGTCAGTGGCGTTGTCGCTTACCCAACGCTTTGTAGTTTCTTCAATCTCTTTGTTTTGTTGCTCGTGTATTAATTGCTGAAGTTTTATCTTGTCCTCTGTCGATATATCGGACTTAGTTATTTCTTTGATCGCTTCGCTTGGAGATATAACGCCCTCAAGCACATTACCCAAAGCTGGGTTAATTACCTTTGCAGCACCGAGCAAGAGCCTTCCTACTGTCGTATCTTTAAACTTCTTCTTAGGCATTGTTGTTTTTTCTAAAATCCCATCGTGCTTCTGTTCCTCTAATGTCTATGTGTGTAAAGTTGTCATACCTACCTAAGCCACCACATTTTATAAACCCACCTTGTTGTAATTTCTCAATGGCATTTGCAACCTCGTCTGGCGTAAAGTTTTTTACTACTATGTCAGCAGCTTTTCCTTGCAAGTGTTGTGATTTTAATGTCCCACCATTTATACCATTCCAAGCTTCACACCTATAAGCACTATTTATTTTTATAGGCTCTTGTAATTCATCCCTAACAATTTGTAGATTTTCTGCGAGTTCTTTGATGTTTCTATATATATCATCTGAAAGCCTACAATAACACCCCTCAAGATTGCCTTTGCACTCAAACTCGCTTAGATTAAAGTTCTTTGTCAGCTTCATTCTTTTTCTTGTATGTTGCGTATATCTTTTGAATTGTATAAACAATAGAAGCCAAAAGAAGTATGATCTTAAGGCTATTTTCCACAGCGGTAAAGCTAATTCCCAAAGTAATTAGATTAAATAAGTACAATCTCACGTCTTGCAAATTCATAACATTAAGCCTTTTAAAAAAGCATTCCATTTAGCAATTAAATAAAACTGCAACATTTCTATTTTGTCCGCTAAGTATCTAAGTCCTTTTACCATTATATTTTATTTGTTTGATAGTCCACACCAAAAAAGCTGTGTACTCCGTTATCATCTATATTACCAACAGCAGCAGATTTCCAGCCGTAAGGGTGGTCATCTAATCCTACCCACATAACGTCAACGTGGTATTTATCGCTAAATACATAGTCGTCTACATTTTCTGCTTTTTCTAAAATTATATGACCAAGCTTTACAACGGAATGGTCGTTTTGTCCTAAGCCTTCTATTTTAGCCTCAGCAGTTTCTTGGTCTTTAAATTCGTATTTTCCTATTTTCATAATTAAGTTGTTAAACAAGTTAGTTCTGCATCTGTTAAAGCCTCTTTATATACTGCAAGGCATTTTATTTTTCCGTTAAATTCAAATTGGTCGCCTCTATTTGTTTCAAAAACAAACATTCCGCTGGGCATAGTACCAGATGTGTCTGTTGCTACTTCACTACCATTAAACCAAAGTGCCATATCATTAGCCTTATATTTTAAAGCGATTTTATTATACTGTGTCAAATCTGGTGCTGTATAAGACATTGATGTTTGGTGCGATCCACCATCAACAACAAATGCTTTTATAACATTGCTTGTTTCATCCCATTCTAAACAAACCCTATTGCTTAAGGAGTTGTCAGTTAATGCTATGTTTCTTGTAGTTCCATCGTTAGCAAGTGCAGCTGCTTCCACATATAAAACACCCTCTGACGAGTTTATAAATTCCAATAAACCACCACTTATAGCTGACGAAGAACTTGTCCTTGTTACTGTTCCACTTGTCGTTGGTATGTAAGAAGTGGCGTAAGATAAAGCTTCAATTTGTGCATTTGTAACAGATCCACTAACTGTACAAGTTAATGTTCCACCTGAGGGCGTAAAACTTAAACTAACCCTATTATTAGCACCAGTACCATTAATTGTCGCACTATGTGTACCACTTAAAGTAATTGAGCCAGTGCCATAAAATGAAACAGTATGACTTGCAGCAGTTGTAGTAACGCCTTGTGTTGATAAAGTAGCTGAATTTAAAAATAAATTAGTTGATTGTGGCTCAAACAAAATATGTCCTACTCCACCAGTATAGTCAATTCTTGGTAACGCAGCATCAACAGTTTCTACATTTCCACTCTCGTTTACCCTTGTTTTATTAGAACGAGTTTGAGTTGTAAAGTCGGCTTTTGATATTTTTTTCACAATTACATTATCTACCGAGCCAACAAAAGCTGGGTTTTTTCCACCTGGGTTTACTCTAATAGATACAGCAGTATTTCCATTAGCTCTTATTATTTCTGTGTAAGTACCAGCCTCAGTTCTGTTTGTGCCATAAGCATCTGAGCCACCACCAGTAAAACCTATGATACAAACACTGCCAGAGGTATAAGAAGTTATTGTATAAGTAACTTCATAATCTTGTAGGTTATTAAATGTTCCATCTATGGTTTGTGATAAAAGAGAAAAACCACTCTGTGATCCGTCAGAACTTGCAACCCCACCACTAATAGACCATCCATCTCCTTTAGTCCAGTTGCTGTCAGTAGCAAAATCTCCATTTACAATAGAGTTATCTCCAATTGTTTTTGGCGGTTTGACTGGAAATAAAGTGTTTTCCGCATAGGCGGTTGGTGTCAGTATTATACTTGCTTTACTTAATAGATTACTCATTATTCACAATTTTCTAAAGATGTTAATATTGCAGTTGTACCAGTAACATTCTCGTAATACGTTGCTCTGACTTGTAAAGCTGAGAGTAAATCTGGTATTTCACTTGTTACCGAAAGGTCGTAATAAACGCCACCCCAGCCATTTTCGTTTGGATTTCCCCACCAAGTTGTTTCGTAAATTTTTCCGTAACTCATATCATTATAACTTTTTTAATTTTTCCTTGATTTATTTGATAAACTTCTTTAACTAAAATGTTATCTACTGAGCCAACAAAACTTGCATCTTTATAAATACCTATGTTGCTATTTGAAGTCCAATCGTCAATTAAAGTATAACTTCCACTTGATGTTATTGACACAAAAGTTCCTCCAAATTGTCCAAAAAAAACAAAAACAGTTCCAGCAGTTCTAACTACATCTATTTTTACCATATATTTTTTGCCAGATTGTCCACCTATATTTTGATTTAAATAACTTGCAGAACCAGCAACCGCAACAGCTACACCACCAGCAATACTCCAACCAGTACCTTTTGTCCAATCACTATCAGCTGTAAAATCGCCATTAGTAACTAAATCTCCATTAACTGGTATAGTTGTTATTACGTTTGTTGTGTCGTCTGCAAATGTTTCTGTGATTTTTACTACATCGCTTGGTGGATTTACAACACAAACATCAGCATTTCTTGTTACCGCTGCGTCTGCTGGTGTTTCTATGTAGCTTGTTAAACTATTACCTTCCTCTACTTGGCAACCCCATAAAAAAACAAAAGCACTTGTAGAAGTGTCTGAAACATCTATCTGCCCAGTCGTACCTCGTGGACTGAATAAACTTGTAATAGTAGCAGCAGCGTCTGTATTATAAACAACAGAAAGCCTGTACCAACCATTACCATAATTTTCTACTTTAGAACTTGATACAGTAAAATCTGCACCAGCTACACTTGTTGTTAAAGTTGTATTGCTAAATTGAAAAATAGCATCCGCTCTATTTGGGTAAGTACCTTGCATTCTAAAGGCAAAAAAATCGCCCTCGCCTTGTTTAACAAAAACAGAAGTACAAGCGTCTAATTGTGCAGAAGATGACTTAGAAGCGGCGTCTGAAATATAGTTATTAGTGTTAGTTGTTGAGCCTCTTTGTATTTTATCTGCTGTGAAATCTCCATTGGGGGATGTAGATTGATTTGCCGTTACTGTTAAATCCGCTTGTTTAGTCCAAGCTGCATTATCAAATTTTTCAGACCTTATTTGTCTGTTTGTTCTTGCTGCTTCTATAAGTAAATTAGGACAATCACTATTTAACCAATCAAGCCTTGGTACAGTTGTAGCAACAGTTTCTATAAGTCCATCGTTACGCACTCTTGTAGCTTCGCCAGTCCTTGCAAAAGTAAAGTCCCCAGTACCATCACTTGGTAATACGCTATAAACCTTTGTGGCTTTATATCCGCTTGGTATTAATGCTAAAATAGGATTACTCATTCTTTTTCTTTTTTATATCTTGCTTTTTTAAAGTTTCAAGAATATATTTTTTTAGTTTACTAAGGTTTGTTTCTTTGACCTTGTATCTCATAGTACCCAGCCTTTAAAGGTTGTGTCTGTGTCTGGATCAATATCCTCGTTTGTATTTGTGTTGTACTCTGGAAAAAGGTTATCATTAAAACTTAAATAGTCTACCAATCTTGTAGAATAGTAGTTAGCGTATTCTCTCGCCTTAGATACTAAGTAATCTACTTCGTTTTTATCTACGTTCTGTGCGGTTTCGCTTGAGTGCTTAAACACACCACCATTTTTTATCTGATATGCTGCAAAAGGTATGTAGTTCATTTGTGCAAACCATATCAAAGTAGGCTGTACATAAGTGTTTACTAAGCTTAAATAATTACCAGCCAAAGACCCAGCAACAATATCAGCACTTATCTTATTGTAGAGGTCTGTGCCTAACAAGTTTTGTATGTCGATTTGCTGTGCGACCTTAATAAATTGTATAAACTTATCTGTGTCTACATTGCCATCAATTATAGAGTTTTTAACTAAGTCCGTTCTGTTTATAAATAGTGCTGTTGCCATTAGTTCTTAAATCCTATTTTGTTCCAATATTCAGCGGTATAACCTTTATACTTCATATCCTTTGGTGCTACTGGTACTTTCTGAGCGTTTGCCTCTGGTTTAAAACCTCTTGACCTTGCTTCTGTGGTTGTGATCGCATCGCCTAAGCCTTTAGCACCATCCTTGCGCACATACGTCTTTCTAAGCCATTTGTGTTGGCATCTTGCACCGCCCTTATACAACCATATTGAATAAGTATCGCTACCGCCCTTACCAAAACCAGCATTGACTGCTTTTGTGTCCATTGAGATAATATCTTCCTTGCGGTAAACCTTTTTAGCATCTACCATCTTTTTACAGAATGGTCTTGAGTTTGCGCTGTATCTTTGTGGGCTGTACATATAGCGTACTAAAAAAGTGTTACCTTCTTCAGCTTCTTGTTTGCTTTCGCCATCTTGTTCGCTTTCTCTAAAAGGCTTTGCACTACCAGTACTTACAAACTCCCATATTTTAGCAAGTGTGCTTTTTTCTTTAGGTTTGTTTAAGTCCGTAATAACCTCGTCTAAGCCATCTTCTTCGTCATAGTTTACCTCTCGCTCATCCATTACGTCAAAGTCGCTTAAAAGGTCTGTTTCGTCCTCTCCTAAGTCAATTAAGGCATCTGCTATATCGCTACCTAATTCCTTTGGCAAATCTTTGGCTAATTTTACGCCAGTTTCTTCTTCCCTTGTTTCTTCGTCCTCTACGTTTTCAAGGTCTGTAAACTCAAGCGGTTGTAAGGTCTTAAAGTATAGTTTTAAAGAGATATTATTAAAAGCTAATATACTATCAAAGGCATCTATTAAAAGGTGCTGAAATGGTCTAATAACGGTGTTATCCATTAAGACAGAAGCAGTTTGTAATTCGTCTGCATTGTTGCCTAAACCAGTACTGTCTTTAATTCCTAAAAGCATAGGGCTTACAATTCGGTGTGCTACCATTATTTTTTTGCCACTCTCATCACTTAAAAATTGGTATTGGTTATGCGCATCACTTAATTGTATTGGCTCTATTGTAGCTTGGCTCTCTGCGTTGTCATTGAAAGCAAGTATAAACTTACCAGCGTTACTTGATCCACTAAATTTAGAGTATATGCGGTTTTCTAAGTTTTGACGCTCCTCTGCGTTTGGTGTGCCATTGTTAAAGTTAATTAACATTGATGGTGCAAGACCATTAAGGATGTTGTTTAAGTGATAGTTAGATATTTCTTCTTCTAACTCTGCGTACTGTAAGCCACCTTGATAATCTGGGCTTGAATAGTACTTATAACCCGCTCTGTAAGGCTTTATGTAAATAATCTCAATACTTTCGTTTGAATATCCAAAAGCTGGTATGCGTTTTAGTTCTGTTCTTGGTTTTACATTACTCCAATCATCACTATAATAGTAGCCAGTTATTTCGCCTTTCTCGTTACACTTCTCTGCTCTTAAATTCTCTACTGGGATGTGTTCTACTTGTGCTATTGTTTTTCTGTCCTTAGAGTAAATAACTTGTATTGAGCATTGACCCATAAGTTTTAAATCGTAACACAACTTGCGCACACAATCCTTTTTAAATAAAGTAATCATTTTAGCGTAAGCCTCTGGCTTTCTATTGCTGTCTAAAGCATCTAAGCCTTTTCCGTAAATCATTTGGCTAACACCATTGATTATGGCGTTGTTAGTAGGACTTCCGTTGTAGCGGTCTATTAGGTATTGGAAGTAATTATTATCGCTTCCATACGCTACCCATTGTTTGTTTGATTTCTCTACAATCTCTGGACTTGTGTAACTGCTTAAATTAACTATTCTTAAATCGTTCATAAAATAATATAATCGTTATCAAAGCTATTCTCTGTGGTGTATTCGCCACTATTTACAGAATAGTAATCGTTGTTAGCTTGGTTTATAGTTTGATCTGTGCAAAAAACTTTGTCTTTGTAAATTACAGCAGCACCATTCTTTACCTCAAGCATATAAAAATCGCCCTCAGTTAATGTACCGAAAGCTGCTACAAATGACATATAATTGCCATCTGTTGAAGCGGTAGGTGTTTTATTTATAGTTGCGCCAGTACTTTCACTTGTTAGGTTTATAGTAATTGCACCGCTTACAAATTGGCGTGGTATAACCTTAAAAGTTTTATCGCCATTAGTTCCTATAATCTTCATACTAATATATAAACAAAACTATTTTATTTTGTGTAAAAAAAAAGCCTCTCTAAAAAGAAAGGCTAATTTTAAACATAAATAAACTACTATGCTGGTGTGATTGGAGTTGCTCCAGCGATATCTGGAACAGTACAGAAGAACGGAGGAAAAACCTCTGTTGCTACTGCTGTTAAAGTAAATCCTTGTAAATCTCCAGGTGCAGCACCAGTAACGATAGTACCGCCAGTGATTTCTGCGCCATTATCTCTACCTACTAACAAACGCTTAGTGTTCCCAGCACCATCTGGGTACAATTCTACAACGTAATGCGCACGACCTCTATTTAAGAGTTTGATCTCTTCTTGTGTCGCTACGTCTAACAGTTGAAAGGTAACATTTAAAGTACTTTCGTAAAAAGTAGTTCCGTTCTCTCTACTTGATGTTACACTCGTTTCTAAAGAACTTAAACCGCCCTTTACTTCAAACTTAAAGAACTCAGCGGAGTTGTCCGTTGGTAGTGTTATAGTACCACTACTATCGCCTAAAGCAGCAATGGCAGCACTATAATCTAAGATGTAAATATTTTTAATTCCAGCAAAGGCGGTCTTACATCCAACCCCTCTACCTTTTGTTATTGCACAAGCCATATTTTTTTAGATTTAATAAAAAAGGGTAGGCAGTTTTGCCCACCCCAATTTATGTTGATTAATTTAATTTATTAAGAATAAAGTACGATATCATTTCCAATTCCGATTTGTACCCCAGCAGTGTAACGCATTACTACACGCACATTTTGAGATCCATCAAGGTCAGCCATATCGATTACTTTAACTTCGTTTCTGTCATCTAAAAGACCAGTTCCAAAGAACAAGTTAGACTTAGGTGTCAATAAAGCTTTGTTGCTTCCGAAACCTTTAGCTACAAACATATTGATACCCTCAAAAGATAAAGCACCACCATTGTACCACTGTGTACCTTTGTTGTCTGTACCAGCACCGCCAATGTTAGAAGCAAAACCACCTAAAGCACGGATATAAGCTTGTGCTACGTTAGTAGAAACATACATAGTCAAATCTTCTTTTCCTAAGATACCAGGACAGTTAGTAACTGCGCTATCTACAACAGATCCTAACTGAGCGATAACATTTGCAGAAGTAATAGCACTTGCAGTAATGTCGTTTACATCACTATCAGCTAAACATACTTGTAGGTAACCATCAAAAGAGCCTTCTCCAGCAGCACCACTCCAGATAGAAGTTTCAGTTGCGTTAGCAACCTCAGCAGCTACTCTTGAGATAACAAAGTCAGAGAATAAAGGAGGCAATTCGTCAAAGGCACTAAAACCCATTTGAGCAGCTTCCCAATCCAAATGCAATTCTTTCTTACAGATTTGTAGGTTTACTTGTAGTTCGGTTGGTGTTAATACTTTTTCTGTTAAAGTCATACCAGAAGTAGTAGCATCAAAATCACAATCCGCAGAACGTACCAAGTTTGAAAAAGCACCTACTTTCATAGCAGCTTTATACTTGATGTTCGGTAAGATTGTTACAGCACCAGCGTCAAGCGTTGATGCAGATAATAGGGCAGCACCTAAGTACTTCCCAGCAAATTCTCCAGCATATGAACTGGATGTAATAGTTGGATTAGCCATTTAATTTAATTTTAGTTGTTAATTATTTTGTTTATTACTCTATCAAGTGTGCTTAATCTTCTTTTGTTAGCAAACTTGAAATTTTGTTTTGTTTGTACCTCTGGGTTAGCCTTGATTGGCTCAGCAGCTGGTTGGTTTAGTTCCTCTTGTACTTCTTCTGGTACTTCGCTTAACTCTAATTTCTCGTGTTTAGCAAGTTCCTCAGTCATAAGGTTTCCAAGATCATCAGCACTCAAGTCCTCTTTAGGCTCAAGCATAGCTTTGATTTCCTCAATCATTTCTTTAACCTCAGCAAGTTCTCTTTTAGTAGCGTACATTTCTTCTTCTTCTTCTTCTTTAGCCTCTACTTCTTCAACTTCTTCTTCAACTTCTTCTTCTTCAGCTTTAATCTCGCCAATAAGACCTTCTTCAGCTACTACTAAAATACGTCCGTCTTCCATTTGGTATTCGCCAACTGGTACGGCAATTTTCTCATCTTCAGAAACGATAAAAACTTCTTGTCCCGCTTCAAAACTTTCAGCTTCCAAGATAGCACCGTTCTCTAAAGTTTGTTGCTCAAGCTTAATCCCTTCGGACAAGCCTACAACTTCTTTGATTTTTGATATCATATCATTTGTATTCATATTAATATATAAGTGTTAAAAATTAATTTTGCATTTTTAAATAAACTTACGAAGCCT